AGAAGCACAGACAGTTAGTAAGAGATCATGGGAGATATTAATACCTACGATCAGGAAGCCTGGTAGCGAGATCTGGGTGACGTTTAACCCTTACATGGACACTGATGAGACTTACAAGCGTTTCGTTATTAACAAGCCTCCTAACGCTCGCATAGAGAAGGTTAACTACTCTGATAACCCTTGGTTTCCTCAAGTACTAGAGATTGAACGTGCCAGATGCTTAGATCAAAACAAAGAAGACTATGCAAACATCTGGGAAGGCGACACTAAAGCTGCAGCAGACGGTGCTATCTATCACAATGAGATACGATTGGCGCAAGAAGAAGGGCGCATAACTAATATACCAAGTGATGCTTTATTAAAGACTCACGTGGTTATGGACTTAGGATGGAATGATTCTATGTCTATTATCCTATGCCAGAGATCACTATCGGAGATCCGAGTGATTGACTACATAGAAGACGATCACAGGACACTAGACAGCTACTCTGATCAGTTGAAAAAGTTAAACCACAACTGGGGAACGATGTACTTACCCCATGATGCTAGAAACAAAGACTTTAAGTACGGTACAAGTGCTGAAGAGATCATGCAGAAGCTAGGGTGGGACACTGAGATCATACCTAGATCTGATATAGAGACAGGCATCAAGCTTGCAAGGATGACCTTTAGCAGAGCTTACTTTGATGCTGATAAAAGCAAACGACTGATTGAATGCTTAAAGAATTATAGAAGAGCTATTAACCAAACAACACAAGAGCCTGGTGCTCCGCTTCATGATGAATACAGTCATGGTGCAGATGCCTGGCGTTATGTCTGTGCAGTGGTTGACGGCATGTCTAACGAGGCTTCCTCATGGGATAAACCTCTACAACAAAATAACCAATGGATCGTATAAATGGCAATAGATGAAAACAAATTAAAGGCGTACCTAGAGTCTGAGATAGATGACTCCATCGGATACCTAGAGACAGAAACAACAGACCAACGCCAGGAAGCACTAGAGTATTATCTCCGTGAGAAGTACGGCAACGAAGTGCCTGGAAGATCACAGATAGTAACTGGGGAGGTAGCGGAAGCAGTAGACGGCGCCATGCCGCAGCTGATGAAAATATTTACGTCTACAAGTGATGCAGTGGTATTTGAGCCAGTGAATCAAGGTGACGAAGAGACAGCAGAACAAGCTACCGCTTATGTAAACCATATATTCCAAAAAGATAACCCAGGCTTTTCTATCATGCACGACTGGTTTAAAGACGGTCTTATGCAAAAGGTTGGTGTAGTTAAAGCTTATTGGGATGACTCTAAAGACGTAACAACAGAAAAGTATTATGATCTTGATGACGATGAGCTAGCAATGATAGCATCCGATGAGGATGTTGAAGTCGTATCACAAAAGACTAATGAAGTAATGATTGAGCAAGAACCTCAGCCTGCTGTTGATCCTATGACTGGTCAACCTATGATGGATGAGATGGGTATGCCAATGATGATGGAAGTGCCTCCATTAGTTAATAGAACACATGACGTTAAGCTATCAAGAACGGTAGATAAAGGTCAAGTAAGAATAGAAAACGTACCACCTGAAGAGTTTCTAATCTCTAAGAGAGCTAGAACTATTGCAGACTCAGAGTTTACTGCACACCGTAAGATGCTGACACGATCCGAGTTAGTGGCTATGGGTTATGACGAAGACTTAGTTTACTCACTAGCAACTGGTGATGCACTAGACTTCTCTCCAGAAAGAATTGCACGATACTCCCGTGGTGAACTGCCTACTGATATGGAAGCACTAGAGCCTGCATTGCAGCAAGTAGAATACTATGAGTGCTACATCAAGACAGATTTAGATGGTGACGGTATAGCTGAAATGAGACGTGTATGCTACGCCTCTAACGAGATACTATCAGAAGAAGAGTGTGATTACGTTCCATTTCATTCAGTATGTCCTATTCCGATTCCACATAAGTTCTTTGGTCAATCACTGGCTGATAGAACTATGGATATACAGCTTATCAAGTCAACGATAACAAGACAGATGTTAGATAATCTTTATCTTACTAACAACTATAGAGTTGGCGCAGTAGAAGGTCAGGTCAATATGGATGACTTATTAACATCCACTGCTGGTGGTGTTATTAGAATTAAGAATCCAAATGCTTTAGTACCTATGCAAGTAACATCTAACGCTAATCAGTCATTCCCTATGTTGGAATACTTAGACAGTGTTCAAGCGAAGCGTACAGGCGTTTCTGACTCTCAGCAAGGTCTTAATCCAGATCTTTTACAAAACGTCACAGCGACCGCTGTAGCAGCTATGACTAGCCAAGCTGGAGGTAAGTTAGAACTGATAGCACGTATCTTTGCAGACACAGGTGTTTCATCGTTATTTAAAGGTATATTACATCTGGTATGTAAGTATCAACAGAAAGAAAGAATCATCAGAGTTAATAACAAATACGTTCCGTTTGATCCAAGAGAATGGAAAACTGAATACAACATCTCAGTCAACGTAGGTCTTGGTACTGGTAGCAAGCAAGAACAGTTAGCTACTATGCAAATGATCTTAGAGAAACAAGAGCAGATCATCCAAGGATATGGCTTAGGCAACCCATTAGTTAACCTCAAACAATACAGAGACACGTTAGCTAAGTTTGTAAACATGGCTGGCTTTAAAGATGACTCACAGTTCCTTATGGATATTAGTGAAGAACAAGCTCAGCAAATGGCACAGCAAGCATCACAAGGACAGACTGATCCTCAAGTACAAGCTGCTGAAGCATTAGCACAAGCAGAGATACAGAAGTCTCAAATGAAGATGCAATCTGACCAAGCTAAACTACAGTTAGATCGTGAGCAAATGGAACTCAAGGCACAGAAAGATGCACTAGAGTTGCAAATGAAAGAGATCCAACAGACTAAAGAGCTAGCACTAAAAGAGCTAGAGTTGATGATGGATGCTGAAAAGCATAACGATGCTAACGAAGTAAACCGAACTAAGGTGCTTATGAACGCATTAGAAAAGATCAATGACGTAACTCAAAGAGGTATGTAATGACTTTATCGGAAGCAATGAAAAACATATTGGGTAGCCCAGAGTTCCAGGAAGTCATGAAAGAAATGAAAGACACACAGTTGCAAATGATCCAATACTCTGGTGACGAAGAGCTACAACTAAGAGAGTACGCATACCAACGCATAAGATCAATTAACGAAATTATGTCTAATCTTGAATCTATCGCACAAACAGGCGAGATAAAAGATAAGGCATGGAAGATATTATAGGCATTTGCCTACTAATCGGTAACCTCCCGTAGAGGAATAAAAGGTAATACAAAATGAGTGATGAAACCATGACTCCCGAACAGGGAAGTGGCAATCTAACAGTAAGTGAATCGGTAAGTGGATTTGAAAGCTTCTTAGATAGCCAAGAGAACCCTGTAGAGGATAATTCAGAAGGCGTATCAGAGGAAGTTGTAGAAGAAACTTTAGAAGCATCAGAAGAAGAAGTGGAATCCGAAGAGCAATCCGAAGAGGAAACTTATGAAGCTGAAGATTCTGACGAAGTTGAGGAAGAGACTGAAGAAGAAGCACCACAGACATTCACCGTCAAAGCATCAGGTGAAGAGAAAGAGGTTACCTTTGATGAATTAGTATCTGGCTATCAACTCGGATCAGACTACACTAAAAAGACTCAAGAGTTAGCAGAAAACCGGAAGGCTGTAGAAGCTGAGGCTAAAGCTATTATTGAGGCTCAACAAGTTAGAGATACATACGCTCAACGCTTACAAGCTGTAGAACAGTTGCTAACAATGAACGATTCTACAGAAGATTTAGTAAGTATGAGAGAAAACGATCCGATAGGGTACGCACTTAAGGTCGCAGATATGACCGAGAAGAAAGAGCAATTGCAAGCAGTAAGAGCGGAGCAACAACGCATTGCACAACAGCAACAAGCGGATAGAGCTCAAGCCATGCAAAGACAAATAGCTCAAGAATCAGCAAAGCTTGCAGAAGTCCTACCAGAGTTTTCAGACAAAGCTAAAGGCGAACAAATCAGAAATGAGATTCGCAATTATGGCAAAACAGTGGGTTTTACAGATCAAGAGTTATCTCAGGTCTATGACTCACGTCACGTCCTTGTACTGCATAAAGCAGCCATGTACGACAAGCTACAGAAATCTAAACCCGGTGTTCAGAAGAAAGTAGCTAACGCTCCTAAGATGATTAAGTCTGGGACAAAAGTTAAGCAAGGCAACAATGATGTACAAAGGCGACAAAAACAACAGCTTAAAGGCTCAGGCAAAGTGCGTGATGCTGCTAAGTTATTTGAAAACTTTATTTAAGGAAATTTAAACAATGGCAACTTATCAAACCTACCAATCCGTTGGTAACAGGGAAGACCTCACAGATATGATCTATGATATCTCCCCTACAGAAACACCTTTCATGTCATCTATTGGAAAAACTAAGGCTACAGCAGTTCTCCATGAATGGCAAACCGATAGTCTCGCAAACGCCACTACAGCTAACGCTGCGGTTGAGGGTGCGGACGCCTCATCTGCTACACTAGCTCCTACTACAAGAGTTGGTAACAGAACGCAGATCTCACAAAAAACTATCCAGATATCTGGCTCCGAAGAAACTATTGATAAGGCTGGGAGAAAATCCGAGAAGGCTTATCAACTTGCTAAGGCATCTTCAGAACTAAAACGTGATATGGAAAAAATCATGTTGTCTAACCAAGCTGCTTCAGCTGGTGATTCATCTACAGCACGTACACTTGGTTCACTACAAGCATGGCTAAACACTAACGCTGTTTTAGGCGCTGGTGGTACTGCTGGTTCACTAGGTACTACAGCTCGTGTATCTGGTACAGATGCAGCTTTCACAGAAGCTATGTTAAAGTCTGCTGTTAAATCAGCATTTACTAACGGTGGTAACCCAACCGTGCTAATGGTTTCTCCAACACAAAAACAAGTAGTTTCTACTTTTGCAGGTATTGCAGAGCAACGCTATGCAGCTCCAGCTAACAAGCAAACTACAATTGTTGGCGCAGCGGATGTGTACCTCAGCGATTTTGGGACTTTATCTGTTGTTCCTAACAGATTTACTACTGCTGATACAGATGACGGTGGCGAACAAGCATTTGTACTTGACCCTGAGTACGCTGCTACTGCTTTCCTACGTCCTTTCCAAACTAATGAACTAGCTAAAACAGGTGACTCTGAGAAGACTCAGCTTTTAGTTGAATACACATTAGAAGTGAAGAACGAAGCAGCTCATGCAATTATTGCTGACTTAGCTGAGTAATAAAGGTTAGATAGCCCTCTTCGGAGGGCATCTCCTTACGAGGACATTATGGCAAAACTATTAAAAAAAGATGAGTTAAGACAATCGGTATCACACGATACTGATGAAGGTATTGTTATTGCAACACAACAAGATGTTACAGACATCATTGAACAGAATAAAAGAGAGTACAACACATCATCCACGACATGGGGTGACGGTGACGTGTTCTCTAACAAGATAGCTTCTATACCTTTTACGGTGATAGACGAACTAAACAAACAGAAGATTATGCGTGGCTTCCACGTAGTAGACCCTAAACGATTTAAAGCGTGGTTGAACAATCCTGACAACAGGTTCTTTAGAACTAAACAAGGCACAGTATAATGGCATTCTTTACCGACTACACAACACTACAGTCTACGATAGCTGATTACTTAGCACGTACTGATCTAACAGATCAGATACCTGAGTTTATTAAATTAGGCGAAGTAAGACTTGCTAGAG